CTACGAAGTAACAATTTCAGTGTAAATACAATGTCCATCAGTGATTTCGTTGTTAGCAGTTATATCGAAAATTGTGGAAACCTCACTGTTTGCATGTAATGCGGGTACTTGAAAATTAGCAGTGTTTGAAATTGTTGAGTTAACCATAACTCTAACGAGGATGTCTTTATTGACAGGAAACAGTTCAAAACCTTCAATCTTCTTAGCAATTGATCGGTCTTTCTCTGTATTTTTGCTTTGAGCACTAAGCAAAGGTCTCAATGTACCATCTGTTCCTTTACTAGCAACATAATCAGAAACAGTACGCGTATCTGGACTGAATGGACCAACAACTGAAAATTGACGGCCGGCAACATACACTACATTGTTAGATGTAGAGTTGCCATTTGACAAGAGGACACCGATCGGAAGATTAGGAAACTTTAAGCTAGTCTGTTGTGAAGGTTGATATACATGACAGATAATTTTACGCTGCCGTAATGTGCTAGGATCCTGAATAACTACACCCCATTCAACCACACCATACCCATACCACGTAAAATCAATGTGATAAATGTTCCCAGTATTCAAGTCCAGTTGATATCCGGATGGTCCAGTCCCATCAAGTCTATCTAAATTCCAAGCTGTTTGATATGTTTTTTCAACAGCAATACCATCTCGTGTAACCTTAACGTAAGTTCCTCCAGAATCTCTTCCGAACACAAGACCATTTTCAGGTTCAATTCCCGTTTCTTGGTGTTCATATCCCCACTCAAGATACGCACCGTTTGTAAACTGTGGATCTGCGTTTGCAAAACGGATACCAACACCAACCTGTGCACCGTATCCAGGCATATAACGTCCACGTTCTGCCGTATGTAACTCAACAACACTATTAGCTGTACTTCCTGTGTACACAACAATTTCTGCTGTATCACCATCAACAACATTTGCTGTACCTGATTTTTTAACAATATCTCGAATAGCACTGACTCCTTTAAATGGAATCACCTCAAGAATTGGTGTTCGCTGGACAACGTGAATTTCATCATAACCAGAAACTTGTTCTTGGTCGATTAAAACTCTATTATTGAATGTGTATGACATTTAGATTATGCTCCATTCCACGCCATCATAAACCATCAAGATAGACGCGTTGTTAAGTTGAAGTTTGTAAAATGCTGCACTGTCAACCCCATCAGTTGGTGTTACTGTAATTGGGTTGTTAACCGCATTTCCTGATGCATCTTTGATATGAACCTTTGTTCCAATTTCGAAGTTTCCTCCGATAGAAAGTGCTGTATTGTTTGTTGGATTATTGACCTTTACTAAACATTCGGCTGTCGTGAAAGATGTGTTTGATAATGTATATGTATTAGATGTTACATCAATTCTAGTGAACAAAACTCTATTTAAATTCTGATGTCTGTATTTCTGAATATTAGAATCAAAAATAAGAGCAGCATTATTTGCAATTTCACTAAGAGGTAGATAGTTTAGATCATCATTTTGATGTAAATTGACAGATCCGCCTCCACCACCAGAAGATATAACACCTTGACGAACAGATTTTTTTAACTCATTGAAGTCTTTTTCGAATTGTTTGATAATTGGAGCGACATTCGCACTTGCTCCAGGATCTCCCTTTGGGCCTCTGGGTCCAGTTTTACCAGGAGTTCCAGAATCTCCCTTGTCACCCTTTGGGCCTCTGGGTCCAGTTTTACCTGGGTCTCCCTTGTCACCTTTTGGACCTCTAGGTCCTGTTTTTCCAGGAGGTCCAGGTAATCCTCTATCGCCGTCATTGCCTTTTTCGCCTTTGAGCCCACGTTCGCCACGATCACCTTTGAGTCCGCGTTCGCCACGATCACCTTTTGGTCCTTGTTTACCATCACGACCTGGTTCTCCTTGAGGACCGGATTCGCCACGATCTCCATCCCGGCCAGGGTCACCTTTTTCTCCGGGTTCTCCTTTTTCTCCTTGAGGACCAATTTCTCCTTGGGGCCCCTGTTCTCCGTCTTTTCCATCTCTTCCAGGATTCCCCTGTGGTCCTTGAGGACCTCTTTCACCAATCGGTCCCTGCTTTCCTTGCTCACCTCTATCACCCTTTTCTCCTTTTGGTCTTTCAATAACCTTAATTTCGGAAAGAATTTCAGCTTTGATCTGTTTAGATTTTTTCTCAACAATAGCAATCATTGCTGCTAAAGTTGGAGCATTTTCCAGAAGATTTTTCATTTTTTACTCCGCAATAGGAGCTGTATTTCCATGATCCACAATGTGATTGAGATCTCCGTCAAAATACTTTGTCATACTCTTAATCAGTTTCTTTTCATCTTCTGTTAATTCTTTAGGAGGAATGAATTCTTCTTTTTTATTGTCTTCATCCTCTTCGTCTGGAACAGGAGTCGGTGTGTTATTCGCGAATGGATTTTCCTTTTTCTTTGGAGGAAACCCTCCGAAATCATTACCATCATCATCTTGCTGACCAAATGCTGAATTGTCTTCTTGATCGAATGGATCCTGAATTTCTCCAGATGACTTTTCTTTCTCAATACGTTCTTTTTCTATTTTAATTTCTTCATCTGTCATTCTAAGAATTTTCTTACGTGCATACTCCATCGAGAAGTATTTACCAACAAACTGATCAACTTCTCCAAGCAAACCAATACGATCACGAAGAATTTCTGTCTCTTTAAGTTCTACATATTCGTTATCTGTTGCAAAGTCATATGTGATAAACTCTTTGATTTTACGAAAATCATTGCGATGCATAATACCGCGAAGTGCAAGATGAATTTCTAACAGTTCATCAAATAGAATTGCAAATCGATTACGGAGTCTTTTAACAAACTTCGTAAATTTGACTTCGTCTCTATCAATTTCTTGTGAACGACCAATATTAAACGTGTTCTCTGATTCCATACGTGAAATAGGAACATTCAACGCTTTATAAAGTCTACGGCGAAAATAATCGACATCTTCCATTTCACCAAGATTTTGTCCACCTTCAAGAGTACTGATTTCAGTTCCTCTTCCACCTTCACGTCGAGGCAACCAGAAATCTTCAAGCATATTCATATACTTGCGATCATCTCTGATTTCGCCTGTATTAGCATCATACACGACTTTATTCTTGTAGCGCACCATCATGTCGCGAAGATGTTGTTCAGCTTTGATCTTTGGGAGGTTACCAACATCAATGTAGAATACTCTACGCTCAGGCGCACGAGAGATACGATAAATAACAACCGCATCTTCAAGCATTCTTAACTGATTGATTGGCTTAATAGCTTTGTGAATATTAGAAAGAACTAATGTATTTGTTTCGTCAAAGATACCAGATGTTGTATAGATAACACTGTCTTTTGAAAGTTTGACACCCTTTTCTCCAGATGAATTGATGAATCCATCCTTATTGAAAAGATAATACTGACGATATCCTTTGATGATTTCGGCGCCAGTACGTGGATCTTTTTCTTTGACTCCTTCTTTGACCTTCTTGATTTTACGAGGGTCAATCATTCGGAGTTGACGAATGCCTTTACGTGAGTTCTTCTTATCAATGAGAATATGATAATATAGACGGCCATCGACATACCATCTCTTGAAGATTTCATAACCTTCATTGGAGAAATTAAGCACTGACAATAGATAATCAAATTCTTTTCGAATTTTTTCTTTGATTGAGTCGTCTAAAGATTCAAGCTTATCAAGAACAATAGACACAGATTGGTCATCACTATCAATAGTGATTGCTTCGTTGACGATGTCTTGAATAGCTACATCTGGTTCTGGTTGAGCAGCGAGATTACGATATTTTGTAATAAGTTGTGCTTCATTCTTGAACTTACCTTCGAAATCAACATAAGATCCGAAAGCCTGTCCTGAAACACCAATTCCAGAAGAAATTTCAATTGCACCATCTTCTTCTTTGGGCACAATTGACGGAGTAAGATCTTCACTCTTATTCGTTTTTTTCTCGATTTTCCAACCAAGCAACTCAAAGCCGGCCATAAGAACTCCTTTTCATTATAAAGCTATATATTGCTTGGAGAGTTAGGAACCTCCAGCGTTTCCTGTGACACCACCAATAACTTTCCAGTAATCATAGACGAATGTGCACTGGAATTCTTCGACTGTATCTCCACCTTCCCAATTCAGTTCAATTGGTGAAATGGTCTGTGGGAACATTCCTATAAATTGATACGTACGAAGAGCAGTACCATCTTTACCGAAGTGAGTTACTGTTGCTTGTGATTTGTACTGAACCTGAGAAGAACTTCCGGTTGTTCGAAGGTTGCCCTCAAAGCTGTTGATCGCATTTGACCATTCTTCAAGTGCATTTCGAATAGCGAAGTCTTCGTCATTGAGAATTGTTACTTCCCATTCGGCGAATGTTCTGTTACCAGCAAGTTTGATTTCGCGACCAAAGTATTTTACTGGAATAACTCCAAGTTCTGCTCCTGGAATAGCAGCGGCTCGACAAAGTAGAGGTACTTTAACATCTGCAGTTCCATTGATAGGATTCTGAATCTCTACCTGGAAGAGAGAATTGCGAGCACCGCCAGCGGCAAGTCCTGCTGAAAACTCGTTAACATTGAAAGACATTATGCTTTACTCCTTTTCTTAGAACGAGCCAACTACTTCAGTGAATTCAACGCCAGTGCGGACTCCAATAAAGTTCAGTTTAATGAAGTTGATTGAACGTGTCGGTTTGATGTAAATATCACAGACAAATTCGTTTCTGTCAATTACTTCGCCTGTATTATTTGTTCCGTCACAAACAACTACAAAGTCCGTAATACCTCTGCGTCCCTGTACGTCGCGCAAGAACGGTTCTACAAGATTGCGGAACTGAGTTCTTGTTGTGTCGTCATTCTGTTCAAACAACGTGAAGTTAGCTGCAAGTTCAATTGCTTTTTCAAGTGTAATAAACAGACGACGTACGTTGATTCGATCAAAGGCACTTGGATTAGACAACATTGTCTTATCTCCAAGAAGAACAGTTCCCTGGCCAGCCTCTGAAACAACGGGATTGATTCCGTTTTTGTAAAGCTGATCACGATGTGACTTTTTAGGATTGTATGCAAGACGCTTAACGTTCTTGATGTTTCCTCTATTGTAGCCAGCAGGTGAGAACCATGGATCTCTAACCGCATCTGTACGAACCATTAGGCCGCCAATATCTCCGTTTAGAGGTATGTAACGATCGACATCATTGTACTTATCGTACTGCAATTTCCAACCACTGTCCATGACTGCGTATGAAGTTGACGGCAGCAGATTGCGATATGTGATAATATCGTCCATTTGAGCTGTTTCGTACGCGTCATTTCCAACAACATCTGCTTGTCTCGGTGAGATACATGCTACACAGTCCTTGCGAACTTCGGCAATGTTATTGATAATATGTAATGCACGAGTCTGATTTGCACCAGCACCAAGCAAGATAGAAACGTCAATTTCTTTCTTATCGTTGAATTTATCCCATCCAGTATTGTAATTAGAGTCAGAAGGTGTTACACCATCTTTACCCCAAACAAAACTTGTTGTATCTGGAGTTGCAGGACCAGTGAATGTAAATGAAGCCTTCGATCCGAAATTTGTTGTCCCAGAAGGATGACCTGTCCACCAAGCCCATTCAGATCTACGATTGATTGCATCTTTATAGTAATTT